AGATATCATGGTGTTTATGGATTACTTTAGAACTAATGTAGAGACTAAAGTACAAGTAAACAGTGAAATGGCATACTATTTAAATCTGTTGAAATCAAAAACAGCGTTATATGGCATTAGTACTGTTGTTAGTCCCAATCAAACAGTTCAACGAAACATCATCGCATAAAAGGCCCATTAAATGGCTCTCAGACAAAAATACGCCCAAGGAACATACACTATCAAACATCCTCAGAAATATGTAGGTAAAGGTAAGCCTAGATACAGATCAGGATGGGAACTCACTTTTATGATCTTCTGCGACAATAATGATAAAGTATTGCAATGGGCAAGTGAAGCAATCGTTATACCTTATATACATCCGATTACAGGCAAACGAAAGAATTATATCCCAGATTTCTTTATCGTCTACCAAGATAAAACTGGTAAAACAAAAGCAGAAATGATTGAAATTAAACCAAAAGCACAAAGTATTATTGAAGAAAAAAGAACTAATCCAAAAACTGCGATCACTGTTGCTATCAATCATGCTAAATGGAAATATGCACAAGCATATTGTAAAACACAAGGCATAGCATTTAGAGTTGTTACTGAAGATGATCTTTTCTACAACGGGCGTAGTAGGTAACTAAATAGATATATGACTAAGAAACTTGAAGAATTGTTTGACATTGCGTCTCAGGATGATAACGAATTAAACGAGCCTATTCCAGGTGTAGCAAAAGAAGTTACACGAGAAGCACTTAGTAACCTCGAGAAAATAGAAACAGCATTGCCTACTGTACGAGGTTTAGAAGCATCTGACCAAGAGTTAGATGATTTAGCTACCAAGGCAACAACAAGTTTTCAAGACCTTATGGATTTAGGTATGCAAGTAGATTCACGTTTTAGTGGAGATATCTTTAGTGTTGCGAGTAACATGTTAAACCATGCTATCACTGCCAAGACTGCTAAACTAAACAAAAAATTAAAGATGATTGACTTACAATTAAAGAAAGCAACACTAGATCAACGTCAAGCAAAAGTTGATGAAAAAATAGACAACATTCCATTAGGAGAGGGCGGCCAGAACTTAGATCGCAATGAATTACTGCGAGTATTAAGTGGGAAAAACTTAGAGGAATGATAAATATATTACACGGGAACAAAACATTATGAGAAGTCTTAAAAAATTTATCGCAGAAAGCGTTCATACTTATGATTACACAATCAAAGTAGCAGGAGACGTTGACAAGAACTTCCTAGAGTTGTTTAAATATAACCTAGATAAGTTTTCACCAGTTGACATCAAAGGTCCAACATCAACACCAATTCAAAAAGATCCATATGGATTTCCAAATTTAAACAACGAACCTGTTCATATTTTCACATGTAAGTTTGCTTATCCTTGTACTGAACCAATGGTACAACAAATGGGTCAACTGCTAGGACACAACATTAACTATATCAGAATGGTTGAAACTAACTACAATGATAGTATTACTAAAGAATTAGAGCAATATGAAAATCAAGCATCACCAGCATTAGGCGAACCTGAGTTAGAAGATAACGGAAAAGATGCCAGCAAAGCGTATGGTGATAAATATTTAGATAGCATTCATCAGAAGTCAATAGAAAAAGACGAGCAAAAAGTAGGTCTGCCTGTTGATCAAAAAAACACTAAAGATGCGTTTGATCCTTGGAAACCTTGGACAGACGATCAACAAGGCGGAAATAAAAGTCCTATGACTGATATTAAACGAGGCGCTAAGCCTGAGACATCAGCAGGACTATAAGGAAAATACTATGGACTTTAAAAACATACTTAATCAATTAGACGAGATTAATGGCAATGATACGACTGCATCAACTCCCATTGAAAGTACGCTACAAAGCACTCCCGTTGCTTCTAAGCAGACTTTAACTGAATCTGTTGCTGTTGCTACGAAATCATCAAGACCATCATTAAAAGATGTGTTTAACACTCTCATAGAAAACGATATAACATTAGAGCCTGCTAAGCCAGGAGCAATGGCAATCAAATCAGGTGATGCTACTATCGGTACAGCACATACTCCTCAAGCCGCTAATCAAATGAAACAAGCGATTGAGAAAGGTGACATCACAATGGGTGGTGAGGATGATGAAATGAATGAAAGTGATGAAGATGCTAAGAAATCTGGCAAAAAAGAAATGTCAGACAAGCAAAAGAAATTCTTTGGTAAAAAGAAAGAATCAGTTAAAGAAAGTAAATCACCATCACAAATCGCAAAAGACAAAGCAGACGTTAAACGTGATGACAAAGCAGAAAAAGCAGGCAAAGAAGTCGCTAAAGATGCTAAGTATGACGGACGTAAACACCCAGGTAAAGATGGTAAAGAAGTTGCTAAAGACATTGAATATGATGAATGGAAAGAAAAGAAGCTACCAAGCATTTCACGTATCAAAAAAATGTGTAAAAGCGGTAAGAACCAAACTCAAATTTTAAAACTGCACCCTATGTGCGACAAACAGAAACTAAAAGATATGATTAAAAAATGCAAAACAAATTTAAAAGAAGGTGCTGATCACATTCTTAAAGCGGCTAAGCACATGGGTAAATCTCATGGTCTATGTAAAGGCGGATATGCGTGTCCACACGAAACAGGTTCTGAAGGACATAGAGCATACCACGAAGGCTATAAAGAAGGTCTTGATGAATGCATGGGCATTCGTAACGAACCCGTTCTTGGAATGGTAGACGAAGATGAAGGCGAAGTAGTAGACACTATGGCATCATACGGTGCAATGGGTGAAGACGAAACTTACGAAGGCAATGCTTTCTCAGGTGCTCTTGCTAAAACTGCAAAAGGTTCAGACTTCACTGTTGGTGGAAACACTTACACAAAAACTACAGAAGCAGAAGATGATGCTGGTACATATAACAAGTATGACTGGAATGCATCTACAGAAGGCGACAGAGAAGCAACATACGAAGATTCATGGACATTCGAGTCTATGGATGCTGAATTAGATTCTCTTTTAAACGAAGACAAAGTAGAAGAAGGTATCGAAATTACAGTTAATTCTGGAATGGAAGATCAACCTGATAAAGTTAGTGTTAACGCAACTGACGATGAAGCAGACAAGTTAATCAAGTTTGTTAAAGATGTTGGCTTAGGTCAATATGGCGATCCTGAACTTGACGTTGTAACACCAGATGTTGCTGACGTATCATTCTATGGTTCAGAAGCTCCATCAGACGAGCCTGTAAGTTCACATGATGACATGCTCAAGTTAATGGGTATTGTTGATATGGAAGACGATGCAGAAGCTCCTGGAACTACTGACTACGAAGATGAAGAAGCAGTTGATTCTGTTGATGTTCAAGTAGTTGACGGTGATTCAGAAGAAGAAATGTGCGAAGCATGTGGATCAAAAATGACTAACGAAGGTTGTGGTTGTTCTAAGACTGACGAAGGCGCACAATACGGACCAGACGATGGTTCACATAATTCAAACAACGATATGCAAGGTAATGCAGACGCCAATGCGTCATTGGCAGCCAACGATGCTGACACTCCTCAACTAGTTAAAGAGAAGCACGAGTCAGAAGCAGAAGAAGATGATCATGCTGAAGAAGCAGGCGCATATTTTGGTGGTGATGTTAAAGACGAAGATGAGTATGATGACAAACAAGACAGAAAAGAACATGATCATTCTTTAGAAGAAAACCTTGATAAATTAGATGAAATTGTTAAAGAGTATTCAGATGATAACGATGTAGAACCTCAATCAGACGATATGCATGAAGGTCATAGTGAAAAATCCCATGATGATGATGTAGAAGGTGGCAAACTTGGCGCATTAAGTAAGCACAAAAGCGACACTGAAAAAGATCGTAGAGATGAGGTATTAGGTGATTATGGTACTAGAACAGATGAAGATAGTCATCTAAAAGAAATGCTGGCCATGCTTTCAGAAGTTGGTTCAGAAGCATCAGAAGAGCCTACACAGCCTCTTTCACAGCACGATGATGACAACTTAACAACAGAAGGCGCAGAAGACGCTCCTGCTGATGACTTAGATGGATCAGTAGAGCCTGTAACTGAAACTCAAACTGAAGAT